TGACACGTGAATTGGTCACGTTCAAGAATGCGTTGACGTATCTTTCGCCATTTGTTGGTTGAACCATTGTCCTTTAATGCACTGGCCATTAGTAATACCCATGCTTCAAATGGAATGACCAAGCATTGCACTGAGTCAAATAGCGTTTGTGATTGTAACGAATGGTTGCGTCTATCTGTCTGAATGGGTCAAGGTCACGATAATACTTTGACTTCATTTGGCCTAGACCATAATGACTGCCATTGCGTGCAGTATATGACCACCTTGATTCTTTCGTTATGATTTTGTTTAAGCATTGAAACTCACGATAATCCAACAAACGACTGTGAGCATATAATTTCAAATGGTCTATTGAATAGTTGGCTGCATCTGCATTGTGAATGCTTGTTGTTGAAAGCAATGCCGCAATGACATAGACCCTGCCCATTAGATATTTGCGCCCTTGCGAGCAGTCCGCATCAGCGGCTCGCTTCAAGCGAAAGTATCGTATCCATGATGTCAAATAGGTTGCAACATTCAGCGTGGCTATCGGCGATTCCAACAGGTTATTCACCCTTGTGGATAAAGCCTGTGCATAACTACCGGGCAGCATCATCAACCAATGCAACGCCCATTGTTGAACACACGGTGCATTCAAGCACCTTCACATGCTCAGGCAGATTGTCTGTAATGATGCGAACCAGTTGAGTTGTTTTCTTTTTACATACGCGACACTCAAATTGCAGTTGTTCCATAATTGCTCCTTACTAAGTTTTCAATGGGCTGAAGATTAGGTTGGCTGACCCACCAATTGGGCTGCCTGGTGTGACGGTATTTGTCACGCTTAGCAATGGCCACTGGAATCCAGCCAACTATGTTGTAAGCCGTTGATGAATTGCCAGTGACCAGCACTGCAATATCGCTTGAACGGTCATATTCATGCACGATAAGTTGGCCTTCAGTGTATTTAGTCCAACGCACTTCAATGCCTTTACCCACATCAGCCTTTTCTTTACCCTTTTCTTCAAATGGGTCAAAGTCTAGGTTAAAGTATTTGGCCACTGCCCATTCACTGCCAATGGCTTCAGCATCTTGTGCAAGCAATTCATGCAAGGTTTTGTCTTTTGTGTAAGTTCTTGCAGAATCACCCACACTTAGGTTCTTCATTGCCATAACCCACGCGCTTAAATGGCACAACATGGCTTCCTGACGGTCTAACGTAATTTTCAACGCTAATTCCTACACCCGAAACAAAACCACACTGGATTGTCTTCAGCGGCCTTTTGGTAGCCAAATGAATCAAACTTTTGAATCAGCGCACATTTGTCGCATTGCATTACGTCATAGACATCAACCGCAACGCCATTTTTTAACAATGTACATTTCATGGTTTGTGGGTTAATCAACTCAATGTATTCGCTCATACTTGTGGCTTCCAGGTTCCGTCACTTGTAAGCACATACCAAAGCGGCTCACATTGATTTGGCTTACGCCCCACGCATGAGAAATTTGCCCATGCCTTGCCAGTTTTCGCGCTTGTGCCAGTGCGCCAAATTCGGTGACCATGATTGCAACTTGGTGCTTCAGGAACGAGTTCCCCGCCTAATTGTGAAGCAATGTTTTCCACAACTGACCCGAATGTTGGCATTTCATTTTCAATGTGGTGCGTTGCCCATACGTCAGCGGCTTCAACTTTTGCAGTCTTTGTGTCCAGGCGTTCAACCTGGTTCATGTTTTCTTTAGTTGCCCTAGTGTCTGCACCTAAAACAAGGCCGATGCAACGGCCAATTGCGCTTGTGGTCGTATCTTCGCAAAACCAGCGGCGCATGTTGGGATTAAAGGCTGCAATGTATCCATAAGCATAATCAACACCAGCGGGCTTACTGTCATTCAAATCACGATAAATTGTGCATTGAACAAGCACATATCCTTTTTCCGCATTAAAGTCCACAATTGCGGTTTGAATTGAGCCGTTTGGATTGGTTGCCCAAAAACGCTGAATGCGTTCGGCCACGCCCTCATAATTATCAAGGAACCCCATTATTTCACCGACCTTTTGGCTGCTGAAATATGGCGACTGATAGCGCGCCCCCGTGTGTAACCCTCGCGGCTTCCTTCTTTGTGCCCCATTGAATAACCCAGTGCCGCTGCCAAAGTGCAAAGCACGCCGATTAGGAATAAAGCCCGCAAAGTCTGCGGGTCTAATAAGTCAACTACCATTTTGAATTCTCCCGATTCTTGGTGGTAAGGACTACCACCTAAACTTAGAGTGACGCATTAGCCACGCCAAATCAAGAACCTTGCGTGTTTGTCGGCGTGTCACCTGACTTTGGCTTTGATTTCAGCCCGTTTCCAGCCAGGACACCGCCCAAAGAACCAGTCAAGAAAATGGCCAATGTTTTTAATAGGTCAATAAAGGCCGCGTCATTAGGTGCTTGTGCCCCGATTGGTTGCGTCACGAAAATGAGCGCGTATGTAATTCCTACGGTTACAATTAAAAACACGGCCGCAAGCGTTGAACCGATTATTAAAATCAGTCGAGCATGGACATCTTCAGGTGTTCGGCGGCGTGTTGGCTTCTGATGTTGAGAATCCAAGTATGTCGTCAGTGCATGTTCCAGTAGGGATACATTGCGGTTTTTGGCATTCAGGTTTCGACCAGTTTTCATATTCTTGGCACTCATAACGTGTCCAACCCTGATACCCACAAGCAGTCAGCATTAGCGCAAGTGCCCAAGCCAATGCCGCTGCCGTGAGTTTTCGGGCTATTTCCCCGTTAACCCGAAACTCTTGTCTTGCGGGTTTAACCAGCGCAAAATTACTGGTGCGACCGCTGCGACCCCTGCCATTGCAAGTGTCTTTGGGTCTTGCACGCCTGCCATGTATAAAGCAAGTGCTGCTGCCATGAATGAGCGCGCCCATGATGCTGCTAAGGCTTTGGCTTTGTCCATTTTTTCTCCTTCTTGGGTTTGTCTCCCGATGTTGGAATGGCGACCGTTGGAAAGTCACCCTTGTATGGTGCGAATTTGGGAACCCCAAACCCGACCACTTCTTTTCCTTCACCATAATGGCGAACCTTTATCATGACCATGCCACCATTTCGCTGGTCACCTGTTCCTGATGTGTTTCCTTCAATAAGCAAAACTTGGTTTTTAGGCATTAAGCCAACAACAATTCCAATGTGACTAATTTTATCAATGCCGTCATGTGGAAAATCCATGAAGGCTAAATAACCCAATTGAGGCGTATCTGACCAACGTGAAATTTCCTTGAATTTATGTGCGCCCAATGCAGTTGAAACACATGAGGGAATCTTGACTTCAGATTTTGCAAAAACCCAATTGACAAAACTTCCACACCAGGGCAAGCCGTTGGCCTTTGTAAATTCACCGTATTTGGTCAGGTTGTTGCCTTCTTCAACCGTTCCAACTTCAGCAATAGCCAATTGAATCACTGCTGCTGACGTGCCTTGTGGAAATGTCATGACAGCAATAAAGCCGCTTCATCGGCTGTAATGCCTAAACGATTTAATAAGTCAGCCTTTGCTTGTGCGTTTGCCGCTGCTTTTGTTTTTTCCATTTCGGTTTCGGCATTTCTTTGTGCGACTTCATTTAAAAAGTCTTCTTTTGCCTGACCTTCAAGTTTTATTCTTTCGTTATCAACTTGAATGTATACGTCATTATTCTGGATAGCCATAGACCTTCACCTGTCCCGTCATTGTTCCCGTAGAAATTAAACTTAATCCATCAAAAGAAGTATCGGCGTTAAATAAGCCATAGGAAGTGCCTGTCACAACTTCTGCGTTAGAGGTTTCCTGTGCGCCAAATGTTGAAGTTGTTACAGTATTTAGTGAACTTGAGAATGGGTTCATAATGTCAAAAGAGATAGTGCTTAACTTTTGACCTGCAAACATAAACTTTGACCACCCAGTTGTTGCAACTGCGTCTGTGCCTGTATTTGCTCCACCTGTTCGGCGAATGTTGGAACCAAAATAATTGCTTGTGGTGTTGTCTGTGCCACTTACTCTTAATCTTAAATTAATCCAGTCCGCGACCGATTGAGTTGTGTAAATTAGAATTCGGTATCTTGAATAAGTGGAACTAAAAATGTTATTCATGCTTAATGACGATACGGCCGACATAGAAGATGTGTTAATTAAAGTCATACCGCCACCACCTGCTGGCGTTGCCCATTCGGGTGCGGTTGCCCCGCTATTCACTTGCAATACTTGTCCAGCAGTGCCAATTCCTAATCGTACAGGAACAGTTGCATTGCGATAAAGAATGTCACCAGCAGTTGTGACCGTTGTTTTTGCAATTGCGCCGTCTGCTAGGTCATAGGCTGATTTGACTGCCGTTGGTGTTGCAGCCAAAACTGATGATGTTGTTGAGGTGGAATCAGATAATTGAACCGCACCTGCAACCGAAGTTGTTGCTGAAGCAATTGACAAAGTTAGTGCGCCGCTTGTTCCACCACCTGCAAGGGGAGCAGTTGTGTTCACCGCGGTTATGTCACCCTGGTCGTTTGTAATCCAGGTAAAATCCATGTCAGTGTTTGTTGCTTTTGCAAGAATCTGACCAGTTGTGCCGCCTTTAAGGTCGGCCATTGATGTGTCAACTGCCTGACCAAAAACCGCAAAATCGGCTGGTAAGTCAGTCACCAAATCGGTGCTGGTGGGCATTACCCACCCGTAATTGGTTGTTGGATTAGCCATTATTTCTCCTTGTCATGTGATAATTGTTGCACGTTGCCAGTCTAAAGAAGCCGACACGCCCGCCCAGTCAAACGCCGCACTGATTTGTTGCCACTCTAATGCCTGAAGGCTGAAAGCAACGGGGGAAAGATTAAGGCTAATTGCAAGTTGGTTGTAATTGGCCTGAAATGACCAACCTTCAACAAATCCTTGAAACGCCGTTGCTGACATATTTGGTGGCAAATCATTGAGCAAGATTGGCTGACCCATAAAGACGTTCAACAAGTTATCGCGGTCAGAATCGTCCAATTCATCATTGGTCAAATCAAATGTAACTTCGCTAAAAATTGGTTGTGGGTTGGCTCGCAATGCCAAGTAAAATTCGGCTTGGTCTAGCGCATCAGCAGAATTATGGAGTGTTGTTGTGATGATTTGGGCAAGATTGCCATAAGTAAGTTGTGAAGCCGCATCGGCGGCTGATTCTTCACTTGATGAAGTTGCCCCATATTTGATTGTTATTGAGTTTCGAACATCTCCAGCGCGCGTGGCAATTCGAAGTCCAGCGGCGCGTGCGTGATTTGCCGTAAGATTGACATAACCATTAGTTGATAGGTATTGGCTGCGGTGTGTTGCATCGGCATAACTAATGCGGCCGAAAGCATCTTCATAAATATAGCCTAAACCGCTAGTAGCCAAGGCTGAAACTAATGAATAAACATCGGTTCGGTTTGATGTACGCGCCGCCAATTCATAGTCACCAGGTCGGTCAATTTCGCCTAAACCAACATTTTCAGCATTTGCCCAAGTTTCTGTTGCTGGTGTGTAATTGCCCCAAGTTAAAGCCCCTGGTACTTCAGACCAATTATTGAGCAAAACATCGCTCAAAACGTCATAAATTTGGTCACCGTCAAATTCCTTTGGCAATACTCCGTCAACAAGAATTTTTGGCAGACGTGCCAATGCACCTAAAGCAATAATTGAATAAGTTTGTGTAAAGGTTGTTGAACCAACGTCCCGGACTTCTAAGCCAATATCAACAACATTGCCGCCAAAAATTGGAATCAATGTGTCAGTTGAATCTTTAATTTGGACGGTGATGCTTGAATTGATTGAAACGGGAATTGTGGCCTGGTTCACATCTATCAATTGAAGGTTGACATAACCCGCTTGTGCTTGTTCATAAATGTTTGTGCGACCACTTCGAATGGTCAAATTGGAAAGAATTGCGCTGGTGTATGAGACACCGTCAATTTCAACATTCCAAATAGGGTTCCATTGGGTCATACACCCACCAGGCTTCCTGCCCCACCCGTGCCGCGGTAATAAGATGAATTAAGTAATTCAACAAATTCGCGGGCAGTCCCTTCTTTATCCATTGCGCCATTGATTGTGATGTTGACTTGCGGTTGCGCTGATGCAGCTAAAATCCCTGCAAGTGAATTTGTGTTGACCCCTGATGTGCCAAATGCAAATGGTCTATTTGAAATGGCTTCAATTGCTGCAAGGCTTTGGGTTCCGCTTGTGAAATTATCAAATGCTCCTGCAATGTCTGTGATTGCTTTGGCTGCTTTTGCTGCTACTGCCGCAACGCCTGATGTTCCTGAAGTGTTACCAGTGCTACCTGTTGTTCCGCTAGTTGACCCACCACCCGTGGTTCCACCACCCGTGGTTCCACCACCCGTGGTTCCACCACCAGTCATTCCGCCACCAGTTGCAGCATTGGTTCCACCTGTTGACCCACCACCCGAAATTGCACCTGGTGCCCCTGTTGTGGCAAAAGTTTGACCGCCAATTTTCGGAATCAATGGCACATCTTTCCCCCACTGAACGGCGTTGTAACCCTTAATTATTAAGTTGATTCCGTCAATTGCCGTGTTCAATAAAGGCTTAATTGCTCCCAAAACTTTGGCAATAATTGTGATTACAACTTCAGCGATGTCACCCACTACTGAAAGTGAATCTCCAATTGCTTTTCCAATAAGAGGTGCGATGAATTTGATAACGTCCCAAAATGCTTTGAATTCGTCCTTGCTATTTAGTATGGCAGTTTTAACGCTATCAAAAACGGATTTCATGCCTTCAATGATTGGCGTAAATGTTTTCTTGATTGTGTTTCCAACGTCAGTGACTATTTTGCCAAAACCTTCACTGTTGGTAAGACTGAAGCCGTCAGCTAAAGCATTGATAACTGGCAACGCATTGTCATTGATAAAAGTGATTAGTTTTTCAAGCACTGGCAATAATGCAAAACCGACTGTTTCTTTCGCTTCATCAAATGCTACATTTAGGCGGTCTAAACGGCCTTGAAACGTGTTGGCTTCTTGTGCCGCGAATCCTGCAAATGACCCGCGTAAACTTTCATAGACTTTGTTGAAATCTTTGGTTTTTAGGATTGATTGGTCAATGCCTAAACCCAATTTGCCCAATGCGTTAGTGTTGCCGTCATAGGCTTTACCTAAGGAATTTGCAATTGCTTCCAGGGGTTTTCCCGTTGCACTGCTAATGTCTAAGGCTAAAGATAAAAGTTTTTGGGCTTCTTCAGTGTCTTTGGTTGACCTGACAAGACGTGACAATGCTGGTCGCAATTCATCATCAGTTACACCCGTGGCCAAAGCCGTCTTGGTGATGTAAGTTTCAACGGCTGCAATTTGGGCATTGGTTGCCCCTGTTGTATTTTCTAAAGTAAGTGCAAGAATTCGTTGGGCTTTTTCATCTTCCAATGCGGCCTTTACACCGTCAATGCCAATTTTGACCGCGTAGGCTCCAGCGGCAGCAGCAGCGGCCACAAATGCAGCACCAATGGCTTTTCCAGCCTTGCCCATTTTGTCACCAAAACTATCAACATCAGTTGTTGCAGTTTTTAAGTTTTTAACTAAATTATCAACATCAGCGAGAATAGAAAGTTTGAGCGTGCGACTACCAGCCATTAGTCAAACTCCTTTACTATTTTGGAAAATCCTTCTTCCCAACGCTTAATGATTTCGGGCTGGATACTTCTTAGGGTTGGATAGATAAACCAGCCGCGAGAACCGCGACCTTCACGCCCTGACCACACTGGAAATTGCTTATATTTGTTTGAACCAAATTCATTGCCAGCCCAAAGTTGTTGAGTAGTGCCGCCACCTGAAAACTTTTGCGCTGCAAAACCATAAGTGATTTCACCAATTTTTGATGATTTGGAAACTTTTGCACCAGTGGCAATTCGAACTTTTGCCGTCGTATTTGTACGACTGACGGCAGCGGCATCAATAATGCTTGACCGAACGTACGCGGCTAAGTCTGAAGATTTCTCTTTTGCTTGGGAAATTGCTTCATCACTCATTCCCTTAGTCGCACGGGTAATGGCACGCAATTCTGCTTTGTCATAACTGATTGCTTCGCTAGCCATTTCCCCGCCTCTCCAAAATTTCAATTGCAGTCAATATGTCTTCAGCCGTTTCAAATTCCGATTTGGGTAATCCAGTCGCAATGACCAGTTCCCAAATAATTCGGCTTAGGCTTCCGACTGCGTAACTTTTGGGTCTGTCTCACCAACTACCACGTCAGAAATTGTTTCTGTCCATGCATCAATTGGCTTCACTGGTTTGCCCGCGGCTTCCCGCTTCATGGCGTGATAAGCCAAAAAGACTAAATCGGATATTCCGATTTTATCTTGTGCCTGACTAATCGTGTGACCTGTGTGCTTTTCCCACTTTACCCACTCAGGTGGAGCAGCCACAAACGTGGCTGACTCCCCTGAATTGTATTCGATTGTTATTGGTAGTTTCATTTTGTCTCCCGATTGTTGGTTTAACTAAAGTTTTCGGCTGGTGTTCCAATGACAACAAATGACATTGAAACGGTTTGTGCGTCAGGTGCAGCACCGCCCGCACTTGGATAAACTGGAAGCACTGAGAATGTAAAGACTGCACCAGTTGATGCGGTCAAAACTGTTGTGATTCCTGTGTTCGGTGCTGATTCAGTAACGCCCCAAAGTGTTTCGCACAATGAAGGTGATGCGCCCCAGTCTGCGAGCATCTCGACCGCGAAAGTAAATTCATCATCAATGTGACGATTAACAACACCGTCAAGTGTTTGATAACGAACCATTGTTGGTGAGTTGCTTAGAATTGCTGAAGTTGCCTGTGCGTCAAAGTTGTTGCCACCAATAGTAAAGGTGACATCGCGCCCAGTTATTACTGTGGTGGCCATTTCTTCTCCTTCTTAGATTGTCTGTGTGTAGTAAGTTGAAACGTTGATGTCAGCCACAAGCATTGGGGATTGCCCAACCTCTAATACTGTTGGCTTTTCAACAACGTCAACAACGTATCCCGTGGGCATTGCCGCGAGAATTCCGATGATTAGTTTTTCAAGGTTATCTAATGAACCTGCATTGCTATTGGAAGCAACAATTGCCGTGATTGCAAAATTAAGTTTGACCTTCGTTTGTGCCTTACCAATAAGCACAACTTCCATATAAGGTGAACTTGGAACAATAACTATTGCTGGTGGAATTGGCGATTCTGGAACCGACCCGTACACATTGGCAGCCAAAGCAGAAAATGCATTTGCCAGGGCAGCGCGGGTGTCAGAAATTGTTGATGCGGTCATTGACAAATCGTTTCAACGTCAAGAAACGGCTGAAGTAATGTGGACACCCTGTTGGTCAAACTTCTACCCATGCGATATGGCGTACTGGCAAAATCCACGCCCTGAATTTCTCCACCAGCGGCAACGCGTGATTGAAAGACTTCAACGCTGACTGCAAGAATAGCTGATTCAATAGGTGGTGAATTGGCGTAAATATCAACGGCAGAATAACCCGAAAGTGTGGCCGTGCCTGTTGGGATAATGTCACGCAAGGTCACATTTGCACTGGTGATTGCAGCGGTGAAATGAAATACGCCTGTTTTAACAACCGTGACTGTTGCACTAAAAGGTGCGGGTAATCCTGTCACAACAATTGATTGACCCGCAACAAAATGGTGTTCACGTTGGGTGTAATAAATTGCAACATTGTCTGTCAATTCATAAGCGTTGACGGCATTTGTATTTGCAACCAACATTGGCAAAATAACCGCTTCAGCGGTGTTAATAATTTCGTCTAAATAACTGTCAGGATATAGGGAAACGGAAACGCCAAGAATGCTTCTAAGTGAAGCCGTAGAAACAATGCTTGGCATTTCCGCCCCTTTCGTCTGCTGCGCCGCGTTCGGGAGTGACCACGGCGCATGATTAGTTTTTTACTTGTTGTTGCGGAATGCTCCACCAGCAAGTTTAACTGCAACTGCACCGAATGAATAAACACCAACGTTGATTGAACCGTCAGCAGTCGACTCAGCGCGCAATTGATAATTTCCGCCTTCGTACCATGTGTACGCTGAAGGATTAACAATAATCATTGAGCCGTCATCGCTTCCACCAGGTGCAGCAAAATCTGCATAAAGGTCAAGCCCCGCAACGTTTCCGCGCAATGAATCGGGACGCAAAACGCCGCCCGCATTGGAAGGTTGGCTAGCCAAATAAATTGGTCGGCCATTTTCGTTGAGTGACATTGTGTTTGCCCACTGTGATGAACCCATAACAATGTTTTGCGCAAACCCTGTTGTGTTTGAATAAACACTTGCAGCACCGCGTGAAACAAATGCAAGCAATTCAGCAGCAGTTGGAAGTGCGGCTAATGTTGTTCCGTCAACTGTTGCGTTTGCAACAAGAATTCCATTGACATAAGCATTTTGTGCTTTAGCCATGGCTGCAACCATATTTCTGAGCAATTCGTCATAAAATAATGGCGAAGTTCTCGTCAGAAGTTCAACCGTGAAATTCTGCTGGCCCGCGAACTTTTTGACTGGAACTGAAATGAACGCGCTCTCCATATTTGTGTCAGAAAACGCACTGCCCTCATTAATTTGCGCAACCGTAGGCGCAACCGTGATTTTTGGAATTTCAAAAGTCATTCCAGCGTCAGGCAATGTCCCACGGGAAATTGCTTCAATGCTTGGACGAACTGTTGATGCAAGGCCATTGATAACTTCATTCAATTGACGTGTTGGAACAAGTCCAGCGGAATCTGTTGTGTTGTTATCTGCTGCCATAAGATATTGGCGCGCATCTTCATTGCCTAGTGCAGCAAGAACCTTGTTTTCAAGATACTTCGCGGCAGTTACTTCAATGCGTGGCTTTGTAAATGTGCCACCAATTGTTGGCTTTGATGTTGCGGTGATTGACTGTGCGGCTTCGACCGTCTCTACGGCTGAAGCGTCATTGACGGTGTTTTCCACTTCGTCTCCTTCTGTTGTTGGTGTTTCTTCTGTCCCAATTGTTGAGTCAGAAACTTGTTCAGTGC